AGTTTAGGAGGGGCTTTGGCAGAGTTGTCAGCCTCTATGCTTAACGGCAAACATGACAACATAAATCTGATTACCTTCGGCAAACCAAATGTATTCTTCAAAGGGTTTAAGCGGCCAATGACACTGGACAACCAGATATCGTGCGTGCAGGGGAGCGATGTAGTAGCTCGTGTTCCACGTTTGTGCTACGGACCTTCAAGCTCACAGACCATGCTGTATTTCAGCAATGCTGGCCCAGACCATATAGACCCTAGCAAAGAAATAAGGGACGCTGATCGTGGAGGTCTTAGAGATAGAATTACCGATCACATGATGGAAGGCTACAAGGAAAGATTAAAAATATTTTTAGACGGTCAAGATAACGTGAAACCAATTAATGAAGAAGTAGAAAAAATTATGGAGGCAAGGGGATGAAACATTTATTAAAGGTTAGCTTTTTACTTATTTTCACTTTACCTAGCTGCACTTCTGTTGAGCAGGTTATAGCCAACAAAGAACTATATTGTAGTCAATTTTACAAAGGTGTAAGGGCTGTAGGTAGAGGGGCATTATCTGCAACTACAGGTGTTGTTGTGCCAGATGTGTGCGACACCATTGATGAGATTGTAGAAGAGGCTACAGAATGAAGTTAGGTGGGCTGTTAAAGTCCCTAGCTCCGACTATAGCCAGCGCAGCGGGTGGGCCAATGGCAGGTATGGCTGTCAAGATGGCGGCGCAAAAGCTAGGAATGCCAGATGCTACAGCTAACGAGATAGAAGATTTAATAGAGCGAGAACCAGAGAAGGCGGTATTGCTCAAAGAAGCAGACAAAGATTTCAAAGATCGTATCCGTGAGATGGAGATAGACCTTGAGTCATTCAAGACTGAAGTAGAAGACCGTAAAGATGCTAGGTCTAAATTTTCGGGTGATATGACTCCTAAGTTGTTTTGCATACTGGCCCTTATGTTATATGGCGCATATGTAATGACTGTAACCATACTACCGCATGATCAGAACGATGAGACTATAATTTCACTAGTGCTAGGCCAGCTATCTGGAATCTTAGGCACTTGTGCTGCATTTTTCTATGGTGGGTCAAACGGAAAAAAGTAATATGGAAAAACTGATTGCAATGCTAAAAAGACATGAGGGTGTGGAAACACATGCTTATGAATGCTCAGAGGGCAAAGTCACTGTTGGCGTGGGCCGTAATATAGATCAAGAAGGCGGCATAGGCTTGTCAGATGATGA